TGACCCTGTAGAGCCTGTAATAGCTGCTTCAGAGTTAGTTACAGCACCTTTTGGAATACCATACTGTACTCGTTCAATATTTGTGCCATAAGGATCATTAACAACATAGTTAATTGCAACAAATCTAGAGGGCACTCCGCTTGTTGAAATCGCTCTAACTTTTAATAGTACACTACCGTTTACTACTTCTTCGAACAATATTGAATTGCTTGTGGTAGTTAAAGGGGTTTCTTTGCTTTTTATATTATGTACAACTTCATACCGGATAACTTCATCAGCATTTTCGGCAGGGTCATCCCATTCAAACAAAAATTCTTCTCCAGGACGAGTCGCATCTGTGGCTAAACGAACTCGGGGGTTCCTAGGCGCGGGTATAGTTAAAGGAGGTGTATCATTATAAATAGTATCTGCTACATAACCTAATTCATACTCTTCTTCTATTGCAGTATATTTTTCATTGTAATGTTCTACAGCACTTATTGCAAATTCATTTGGTTCTTCCTCTAATACACTTAAAACTTTATACATTTTTTTAGATGAATTGGTATTAAGACTATTTGATATCTCTTTCAAAGCCCATATATTATTTGCAGAGGGGGTAACACTAAAAGTAGCAGAGCTTGCTAAAGTTACAGTCGTTGCACTAGACCCTGGATTAGTTATCTCATGATTTTCTACATAAGAATAAGGCTTCCATGCTAAAGATAAAAGCTGAGACCCAGAGCTATCAAGGAAAGCATTTGAAGCTTTTTCTTCGGTATCTAAAGTAGTATACGTATAAGAATTATTCAAATAAACCCACGCAGCATCAACTTTAGCTCCTGAAGCGTAAGTATAAGTATTTGCAGGAGTTTGGTTATCTTGAATAGAAATACTATTTCTTGAAGAGTTAATTGCAGCAGAGTTAGTTACAATAGTGCTTAGCTCATAAGTCGAATTTGCATTAAAAGTAACAGCCCTATCAAAGGTTAGACTAGTAGATGTAGCAGACGAGGTTCTTCCACTGTAGCTTATACCGTACCTATCAGCATCTTGAACATTAATAATATCTCCAGGTTTAACATAATGAGCAGCTAGAGAAGTTTTAAAGTTTACAAGTTCAGTCTGATTTTGAGCAGTCCACAGTTTCCATCTACCATAGCGTATAGCTTGGCCTTCGGATGTAGCTCCGAAAGCAACTGCAGGTTGAGAAATTATTCGGCCTGTTCGTATAATACTTTCTCTATCCTCTACAAGCAAGGGTACGGGCTCATAGTTAGACGCAGGGTCGTTCCAAGTTACAATAACTTGATTTATTCGAGTTCTCGAGCCGGAGGATTCATAGGTAAACTCTCCGTTTATAACGTTTCCTTTTGTAAAGTTATAGATAGGGTCTTGTGGTGCTTCATTAACAGCAGTGAGTTTACTGTCCTGCCAATATAAAATTCCTAAAAATATAGTAGCAAAGTCTTTTAATACTTTATAAACATCCGTAGCTTTTGTTAGTAGTACATTTGCACGAAATCTAGGTTCTACTCCATAGGCAACTCCTGCTCCTGTAATAGCAATACCTGTCGCTCTAAATATAGTTCCTAGACTATTATCAACGGCACCTATAGTTGTAAAGTCAAATTGACCCGAACCCGTTCCTGCTCCAGAATGAATTTTATAGAATTCACCTTTTTTAAGAGGGCTTGTTGAGTCATACTCTTTACCATCATCTACTAATTCATCACAGTATCGAGCTACTCTATAAAGGGCAAACTTGTCTACATCAGATTCTTTAATCCAACGACCTGCTCCATATCGGTTATTAGTAACAAGATCATAAAAAACCCAGGCTGGATTATCTGTGTAAAGGAGCTCTTCTCTAAACGTTCCGTCCCAAAATTGATCATATTTAGCAATTCCTGTAAAAGAATACTCTCGTGGAATATAAGTAGTTGGAACTTTTACCATTTTTCCCTCGAGAAGATAACTTCTTTTAGGTGTAGAAGCTCTTTCTCTCGAAGAAAAACTTACAGAAGCGATAGCACTATAAGGGTACCTTAAATTATCTTTAATTACTGCCCTTAAACTTTCTATTTGTGCTTTTGCTTGAAGATTCCACTTTTGTTTGTTAGTAACACCTTGAGATGTTCCGTCCCACCTAACAGGCATCCCTATGTGGCGAGTTACTCGAGAAATTCTTACTTCAAAATCTTCGAACGGACCTAAAAGGTTTCTGTAGCCTTGCAAAGAAATAATATGGTCAAAAGATATAGGTGCATTTGTATCAGCTGAGTGAGTTACTTGTCCTCCGAAAAATAAAGGGGTAAAATTTGTGAAAGTACCGTTTTGCTTAAAACGCATTTCCATAACATACTTTGCGTATGCAGGGTCTCTATCGGCCGTTTCTTGATTAATTACTTGTAAGGCGGAATATCTTATAGTAAAGCCTATTTCGTCTGCTTCTACTACTTTAGCGGAAGTATCTAGTCCAAAAGACGCGCTTGGAATAACAGTAGCCGCACTTGCTAGCACAGAAGTGTCTGGATTTCCTGGGTATGTTTTGCTTCCGTCGGTATTTGGAAGGCCGTCTACATCATAGATTGTAAATCCAAGACTAGTTGCAATAGATTGGTTAATCATCTTTAAGTCTGTAAGATTTATTCCCGACGTAGTTCCTGTTACTTGAACTGCTCCGCCAACGCCGCCCGTAGATGTAACTACAGGCTGATCGAGAGACCCATTTCTAAAATCAATGTGGAACCCATTTACTCTTCCTACAGCATTAGTATTAAGAGGTGAAAGGTCTCCACCAGAATCTGAATATTGTACCTGTCTATTTATTACAAAAGGATAAACACCCGCTGCAGGTGTCCCTGTAACTGTTACTTGATTACTATTAACATTAATATCTTGGACATTTAAAGTATAAAATAAAGCTAGAGTATATGTTCCGGTACTTGGAAATCTGGCATCGCCGACAAAAGTAGAAAATACAGCAGTATCTCCATCTGTAATTTCAAAATATCCGTTAAAACCTCCCTCGAGTTCAGGGTGTGTAAAGGTTACTCGGGCTCTTGCCTTATTACCTAGCTGGTTAGGGCTGCTTGAAGTATTCCAACCAGAATTAAAAGGAGTTCCAGAAGATGCTTGAAAAGTTAGCTCAGTTGATATTTCCGTGCCTTCACTATCGGATATTGTATTAACGCTCGTAAGAGTAGCAGTAGTTGTAGCATATCGAAGAGTAATACTTCGAGAACTTCCTGATATTAATTCTAATCCACTTAAATCTATATCAGCATTTACTGTTCCTATCGAGGAGGCTCCACTTCCTGTAAATGTTATCTCTCCGGCTGTACTACTATTTTGTCCCGTACCGTTTCCAGGATTAGGAGAAAACTCTGAAAGAGCTCCATCTTCTACTGCAACATCATCGAAGAAAACTCCTCCTGCGCCTCGTACAAGCCCGCGAACAGGTCCTTCACAAATTAAATCTGTAAAGTTTACATTCTGAGCATTTGAACCCGCATTTTCGGTAAATCCATCCGAATTAGCCGTTAATTCTCTGTATCGTCTTCCAAGGGTCATATAACTTCCTTAATCTAGCTGCTGCTCAGATTCTGTAGGGTTTGTTCCGGGATTACCGCCGTTGCCACCGCCGCCACCACCATTGCCGCCAGGTACTTGGTCGTCTCCACTATTATTAACATTATACTCCATAAGAATCTCTCCTTTATCATAGTAGTTTAATCTTTCATTTCTTATAGAAGTACTGATAGGTCTAGCAGGCACTCTTAATTTGCCGTATAGCACAGGAACTGGGTCTCCTTCTAGTATAGTTTGAGTTGTTCCTTGGTAAAGATAACTTTCATCTTGAGCATCGTCAACACTTGGATCAGGAGCAAGTATTTCGCCTACTCCTGTAATTACTAAGTTAGCTCCTAGGCTGTATAAAAAAGCTTGTGCAAAAGCGTGCGCCGCGGTGCCGCTGGGGTCTATTGTATACGCGAAATACATTAATATAGCACCAACTATTATTTTTGCTCCTTTTTTTGACCCCGCAGGCACAGCACTTATAGTAAAAGCCCCTTCATTTTTATCTTCAAGCAATAACTCTCTTTCGTCGTGAATAGCAGTCCCTGAGACTCCACAAATAAAACCTATACCGTGATCCTCAGACTCGATCATATACTGCTTGAACTCTGGAAAATTGCAATCCAAGCAACGTATAGCTTCCGCAAAAGAGTCTACATTCATAGTAAACTCTCTTCCGAATTTTTCTCCTATTTCACCTTCTAAATATACTTTACGCTTCATGTCTGTATATTCCTATAATATGTTTTGCCCAAAGAGGATAAAGAGATTCTCTACAAGACAGCCTGTTTTCTGCATGATGAAAGAATACATCATTTCCTAAATATACTCCGCAATGATCCCCTACGGACTCGCTCATTTGAAATATTAGTAAATCATTTCGTTGTGGTTTTGTAACTTTTTTAAATCCCCACTGAGATATGGTGTCTTCGTTAAAGTAGTCTAATCCCTTCTCCCACCAGTTATCTTCAAACATTCCTCTAGCAGGTATTTTAATTCCTTGAGAACAAAGATAGTCTCTCATTGCTTCAAAACAATCTTTTTCCGCAAACTTATATTCTCTTCCTATCAATGGATACGCTAAAGTTTTTGGGTCTACTATGTTTAAATCCATATCTGGGTAGCTAAAGATATAGTAGGGTATTCCTAATGCATTACAATTAGCTATATCACTAAGGCTAGGTGTATTATCTGCATCGGGGTGGCTATGTACTACTGCAAAGATATCCGCTTTACTTTTTACATTAAACCAATCTTCTGAAGAGAGTATAAAGTCTTCTTGATTCGTAGCAACATTTTTACAAGGAAACCAACGCTTTTTTCCTTTTACTATTCCTATAATACCGCAACCTTCTCTAGGGTATTCTTTACTAAAGTGCTCTTCTATTTCATTTATCATCTAAATTGTTTAGCTCCAGGGAATCCCCCAAAAGGTAAAATATAAGCAGTATTTAAGGTATTATTAGTATTACTTCCTTGGAATCTGACTTTACAAGACTCTAAAGTTTTACCACACACATCCAATCTTTTCCAGTAACTTTTTTGTTTTTCTGGGTCTTTATTTGCAGGAACGGCCCTTAAAGCTATCCAAATTTGAGTATGATTGTTTGTCGTTGTTTTTACCTTATTGTTTACACTATAAGTTGCACTATTGGACCATGTACTAATTGTAGAGATATTTTTAGTAATTACGCCATTGTTCACGTCAAAAAATCTGCCATTACTGTCTAAAGGCCAGGTGCATCCTCCATCTTTTGAGGAGTTATTTTCTTCGTTTTCTATAAAATGTCCTTGGTATTTCCAAGGACAGTATTTTCCAACCACAACCCTATTAGGAAGTTTTACTCCTTCTATATCCATAGGGCTGGCTAACTCAAACTCAACCATAACGTTATTTTCTGCACTTACTCTATCTAGTATATAAGTCTGGCTAGGAAATTCAACAGGAGAAGTTGAAGGAGAGGCATCTGAGCTTCTGTATGTTTTACTTAAAAATGTTCTTCGTACTATAATTCTGGAACCTAATAAATCTTCATTATTATTAATTCCTTCGTCTTCTAATATGTTTTGTAGTACGGTCTCATCATTAGTCAAAGATCTGGATAAAACCGGTATATTTGCAATACTTAAAGTCGGCCGGTTTGCAGCGCCAGAGCTGGCCGTTTCTATTCCCGAAATTTCTATAGGAATTGCGATATACTCGTTTAAAGGATATTTATTATAAGTAGAAGATTGGCTATTTGTATCTAGAGTTTTGCTTGAAAAATAAATACTATCGTTTCCTTCTTCTAATCCATTTACAAAATGTACTAAATCTCCGCTTGGAAGAGTTATATCGAATAGTGCTACTAGCGCTTCCTCGGTACTTTGTAGTTGTACTGTATCAATTATATCGCTCATGGCTCATATACTCTTTTTAATGTGCAATTTAATGAGTGAATAGTTTCTCTAGCGTAAGTTACATTGTATTCATTACAAGTAACTTTAATTGTAGAGTTTGAAAGAGAGCCCGAAGAATAGCTATCTGTAATAACAAAGTCAAAAGACTTCCCTGCGTTATTATCAAAAAAAGCAGCTATAAGATTTATATCTTCCGCAGGGCGATTGTTAAAAGACACACTAAACGAATCTTGCTTGCTATTAATTCCATTTAACACTCTTTGCTCGTACCCATCGCCAAACTGTGCAGTTAATATATTGTGAGTAGAGGCTCTTGAAAAACCTCTATCTGCTGTAGCTTCAAAAGCACTGTTTGTGCCGGCTGTATTTCCTTTAATAGTATCTACGTCAGAGGGAGAAATTGTAAAACTAAAAGTTGACATTACGATGCTCCCATTGGATTAAGAATTCCGCCTGCTCTCTTTTGGTTGTGCAATTCTTTTTGAACTGCCCCGGCAATAAGAGTTCCTAGCCTTTTCGAGTCTGTTCCATCTGCTTGAGAGTCTCTAGTAGCACCCCCTTGATTATTCATAGATACATTCACAACTACGTTATTATTTTGTCCTGCTCCTTGCAAATCTACGGGTATTGACTTTTTATTTGGCATAGGAATAACTGCTTCTGTACCATGAAGCATAGCAGGGTAGCCCGCTTGAGGACCTCTTGCAACACCCCCCATTGCATACTTTGGCATAGCCCCGTAGCGTGCTTTTATTGTTACTGGTCCTGGATTAGAAGCAGTGGGTAAAGTTCTATATGTAGAGCCACTATTGGTGCCGGTACTCTTAGTTGCCCCTCCAGGTGCAAAAGCGCCCAAAGCAGCACTTAAAAGCATAGTAAAAATACCTCTGCCACTACTTCCGCCAGAGAACAGTCCTGACAACATAGAAGCTAGTCCAGAGAAAAGACCTCCAAAGGCTGTTTGTAATAAACTTCCTCCAGCTCCAAAAGCCATTCCTATTCTATCTATAAAGCTTGCTCCTGTACCGGTTGCAAAAATATCAGATACAGAATCAGTAAAATTACCCCACTCTTTTGCAACTTCTTTTCCATACTTTCTAGGCTGCGAAGGTAGTCCTGCAGGCTCCGAGCCTGTTCCAGTAGGGGCACCAGGTGCCGATTTACCTTCTATAGCGGCTCTAATTGCTTGTGCATGGTACTCTGCTGCTTGCATCATAGCAAGTTTGATTTTGTTTTCGGGCTTTTCTTCTTCACTTGTGAATAAGTCTTCAGTAAGTCTTTCTGTTAATTTTTTGACTCCTGCTCTTGCTACAGCTTCTCCAATTTTAAGTGCTACATCCTTAAAACTTTTTTCATCGCCTGTAATTAAACTTTCTAGTCCTGATTGAATACCGGTCTGAAATGCTTCGTTCATTGCATCGGCAACCGCAGTCATTGTATCTGCATTTCTTAAAAGAGCGGCCTCTTGTTGAGATATCAAGTCTAACTGAAGAAGGAGCCCTGCAATAGCTACTTGATTATTCTGTGTTCGAGCTTTTACCATCTCTTCTTCAAACTTTAGCATCAGGTCAGCACGCTTTAAGAGAAGATCTGTTTCCTGTGCTTCTCTCTCTATTCGTCTTTTTTGAACAGAAGTTGCCCCAAGAAGTAACTTT